CCGTCGCCGGGCTGGTCGGAGCGATGGGCTCGGCCATCCGTTTCAACAAGGAGCTGGGCCAGGTGCAGGCCCTCGGCGTGAGCGGGGCCGGCGTGCGGGCGCTCTCGCGCGAAGCCCTCGGCCTCTCCAACACCTTCGGCATCGCCGCCTCGGACGTGGTGAACAACGCCCGCGCCATCCGCGCCCGCATGGGCGACCTGGGCGAGGCGGAACTGCTGCGCGTCACCCGCGCCGCCACCCTCGCCGGCGAGGCGCTGGGCCTGCGCAACCCGGCCGAGCAGTTCGCCAAGTCCATGGATCGCATCGACGAGGCCCAGCGCATCCTGGGCCTCAGCCTCACCGACGACGCCGGCCGCCGCCTGGGGCCCACCGCGCTGATCGAGCGCCTGCGCGAGCGGTTCGGGGACATCGACACGGCCGGGGAGACGGGCCTCATCCGCCGCGCCTTCGGGGACGAGGCGCTGCCGCTGATGACCGCGCTCATCAACAACGCGGGGATTCTGCGAGGCAGCCTCAAGGACATCGGCGACTCCGACCTGGGCCGCCGCCTGCTGGAGACGGCAGACCCCTTCGACCGTTGGCGCACCAGCGTGGAGAACCTGACCATCGTGTGGGGCTCGTTCCTGCTGCCCCTGGTCACGCCCTGGGTAGACGCCTTCACGGCCATGATCCAGCAGATGCAGGCGTGGGCGCAGCGCTTCCCCAACCTGACCCGCCTGATCGGCCTGTTCACCGTCGGTGTGCTTGTGTCCGCCCTGGCCGTGGCGCTTCTCCAGGTTGGTTGGGGTCTGCTGGGCGTAGCGCTGGTGCCCTTGCGCATCGGCCTGCTGGGCATCACCGCCGCCACATGGTTGTTCAACGCGGCGCTCTGGGCCAACCCGATCACCTGGATCGTTGCAGGCATCCTGGCGCTCATCGCCGCGATCATTCTGGCGATCGTGTACTGGGCCGAGATCAAGGCGGCCGCGCTCGATTTCTGGGACACGGCCGTCGATCAGGGTTTCATCAGGGGTTTCATTCTCATGTGGCAGACGATCCGCGACGCCGCCGGGGCCGCCATCGACTGGATCATGGGCAAGTGGGGCGCCCTGCTGGAGCTGGGAAGCCCTGTCCTGGACGTGCTGGGCCGCGTGTTCGGCGCCGCCACCCCTGAGGGCAACCAGGCCGCGCTCGCCACGATGGGCCTGGGCGGAGAAGGGACGGGGGAAGTCGTGCCCGGCGGCCAGCAGGCGATCCAGACCATCAACAACGGCGGCAGCTCGCGCACGATCCAGATCGGCAAGGTGGACATCGTGAATCGCGAGCGGATGGACGCGCAGCTCATGGAGCGCCAGCTCGCCGAAATGGCGCTGGGGTACTGAGCCATGGCCCTGATCTACGACCTGTGGATCGTCGAGGGAGACCTGGACTTCGGGCCGGACGGCGAGCCGTTGTTCCTGGCCGACGCCCACGCCATCGCCCAGGACGTGAAGCACCGCCTGGAGGAGCGAGGCCTCACCGTGGCGCTGGTCTCCGAGGACGGCGATCCCAAGGCCGCGCACCGCCGCATCGCCCTGGAAGTGGAAGAGGACACGCGCATCCGCCCCGGCACGGCGAGCGTGACGGCCGCCGGCGGCGGCGCCTTCACCACCCGCGCCGCCACCCTGAGCGGCGACGAGATCGCCCTCACCCTGAGCGCCTGAGCGAGCATGGCCGAGCCCTTCGATAGCATGGTCTCCGGCATCGCCGCGGACGAGGATGCGGTCGCGGACGACCTGCGCGCCGACCTCCAGGCCGAAGGCAGCACCATCGCCAACCTCAGCCCGTTTTCGTCCTTCTTCCGGCTGCTGGCCGCGATCTTCGCGGCGCCCGTGCTGTGGCTGCGGGGCTTCGTGATCGACACCTTCCTGCCCGGCATCTTCGCCACCCGGGCCACCAGCGCGCTGCTGGACTTGCGCGCGGCCGACCAGGACGTGACGCGCAAGCCCGCGCAGGCGCTCACCGGGCTCATCACGTTCTTCCGCACGGGAACGATCGGCGACCTGGAGGTGCCGCTGGGCACCGTGGTCGAGACCCCCCCCATCGGCGAGGACGGCACGGTCTACCGCGTGGTCACCACGGAGGCGGGCACGATCCCGGACGGCGAGAGCAATGCCCGCGTGCAGGTCGCGGCCGAGGCGGCCGGCGCGGCGTACAACCTGGGCGAGGGCTTCTATTCCGTGCTGGCGAGCCCCGTGGCGGGCATCAACCAGGTCAAGAACGAGGCGGACTACATCCTGCTCCCCGGCGCGGACATCGAGACGGACGCGGCCCTGCAAGAGCGCCTGCAACTGCTCTGGCGCCGCCAGTCCGGCTGGCACACGGGGGATACCTACCGCTCGCTGATCTCCGACGTGATCGGGATCGACCCGGCCAACATCTTCTTCGACACCGCCGCGCCGCGCGGGCCGGGCAGCGCGGACGCCTACATCCTGACCGACTTCGGCATCCCGGACGCCGCGCTGGTGCAGGCCGCCGACGATCACATCAACGTGGAGGGCAACCATGGCCTGGGCGACGACCTGCAGGTCAAGGCCATGCCCGCGCTGCTGGTGGCCATCGACGTGCAGATCGAGGGCGACGGCGACCTGACCCAGGCCGAGCGCGACCAGCTCGCCGCGGACGTGGCCGACCTGCTGCGCGCAGCCTTCCGCGAGAGCGCCGCCTACCCGGACGTGCCGCGCGTGGCGCCCTTCCAGCGCGTGGCCCGCTCCGCGCTGGGCGGGGCCATCCATGAGGCGTTCGGCGCCTCCGTGGTGGCGGTGGACTGGGTCTCGCCGGCGGCCGATCCCGACCCCGCCATGGCGCTGCCGGTGATCCAGCGCGCCGCGCTCGATGCGGCCCCCGTCACGGACGAGGGCGGGGGCCTGGTGGGGCTGCCCGCCACCGGGCACGGCTTCGCGGCCGGCACGCGGATCGTGGTCAGCGGCAGCGTGAACTACGACGGCATCCACACCGTCGACCCCGCCAGCTCCGCGGACTCCATCGTCGTCACGGCCGCCTACCTGGCCGAGACCCTGACCGGCGCCGAGACCGCTGTGGCCCTCGTGGTGGAGGTGGCATGATCCCCGCCCTGCGCCCCCTGCTGCCCTTCTGGCTGGCCGGCCCCGAGGCCGGCAAGCTGGCCGACGCCGCGCGCGCGTTCTTCGTGCGCTGGGAGGCATGGCTGCTCGAAGCCCTGGCCCAGGCCAGCATCGCGGACTGCTCGGCGGCGGCGCTCGAGCTGCACGCAATTGACCGCGGCATCGACCGCCTGCCGGGCGAGCCGCTGGCCACCTGGCGCGATCGCGTGCAGCACGCCGTCACCTCCGCGCGGGAGGCGGGGAGTCTGCAAGGGCTCACGGCGATCCTCACCGTGCACGGGTTGCAGAACTTCGCCATCACCGAGCGCGACCCCGGACAGGATTGGGACGTGATCCTGGTCGAGCTGGATCCGTCGCAGCTCCACCTGGACTCCGACAACCTGACCCGCGTGCTCAACCGCTGGGGCCGTCTCTGCCGCCGGTATGCGGCGAGCTACACCATGAGCGCCTCGGGCGCCGTGGCGCCATTCCACGACGACGCCACCTTCATCTTCGCCACCGCGACCGAATAACCCCGCGACCGAGCAGCCCATGAACCCGATCCTCACCGATGCCGGCCGCGCGTACATCGCCGACCGTGACGCCCTCGACCTGCCCGTCGTGCTCAACCTGTTCAAGCTGGGCAACCCGGCCGTGGGCGGCTCCACGCCCACCGATCCGCTGGCCACGCAGACCGACCAGACCGCCGTGGTGTGGAGCGGCCCGCCCACCGCCGAGGGCCTGCTCAACGCCGACAGCGTGGCCTACTCCCTGCTCGTGGGCACCGACCAGGGCGACTTCGAGGTCACGCAGATCGGGCTCTGGAGCGACACGGCCGTGCTGGTCTACGTGGCGAACATCCCGACGTTCTACAAGCGCGCCAGCGGCCCGGGGGTCTTCGGCAATAACTTCGTGTTCAACGCGAACATCGTCTACGCGGGCATCGCGGCCCTGGCCGAGATGCAGGCCGCCGCGGAGACCTGGCAGCAGGACTTCACCGCCCTGCTGGCCCTCAAGCAAGACCTCGCGGAGAAGGGCCAGGCGAACGGCTACGCGTCGCTGGACGGCAGCGGCGACGTGCCCGATGCGCAGATTCCGGCCGGCATCCAACGCACCAGCGAGAAGGGCCAGGCCAACGGCTACGCGTCGCTGGATGGCGCCGGCGACGTGCCCGATGCGCAGATTCCGGTCGGCATCCAGCGCACCAGCGAGAAGGGCCA